CGTTGAGGGTGGGTGAGAAGGGAGAGAAAAATGCCGGGGTTTGCCTGTCAGGCGCGCCCCGAGTAGTTATTGCAAAAACCGCAAAAACCACTTTTTTGTCGCGGTTAAAAACTAACCTTGACAAAATGCGAGAAAAAGCCGCGGTTGGATCATAGCCCCAAAAGCTTGCGCCATGTGTTTTTGCCGACGATACCGTCAGCGGACAGCCCCTTTGCACGCTGAAAGGCAATCACCGCATTTCGCGTGCCATTGCCAAAGTCGCCATCGGCCCCAGATCGCCCGCAAGCAAAGCCCAGCGCAATTAGCCGACGTTGCAAAAGCCTTGTGATGTTTCCTCTGGCCCCTTTTCGAACAGTTGGACACCCGGCCAGCGTATTTGGACCGGGATCACCGTCTACTGTTTGTCTTGAATAGCCTTGTTTATTGCACTCTTTCTGTAAAGCTGCTACCCATGCATCATATCTTGGTTTTTTAGTGGTTGCTGGTTTTGATGGCGGTTTTGCCGTCTGTGCACCAATAAGCTTGTTTATTCTTGCTATGGTATTTACGCCAGCTATACCATCTACCTCGAGCCTTTGTGCTTTTTGGAATGCAATAACAGCTTTCTTTGTGCCGTTGCCAAAGTCACCATCAGCGCCGCAACGCCCACAAGAATACCCTAACTTAATGAGCCTTTGTTGTAGGTTCTTAACCGCTGTACCTTTATCGCCTAATTGTAAATAATTTCTTGATTTTTGTACCGTGGTTGACGGCGCTACTTTTCCATTGGCTCCGGAATAATTAGGTCTTGCAAATCCTAAAATACCCCAAGAGCCACGTGGATTACCATAGGTCCTAACCCTGCGCATAACCGCACCGCCGTTATCGTTGGATGATACTGAAGTATTATGGGTGACAATATATTCACCGGCGATATATTGCTTGGACTCTGCGGATACGGCAATACAGATTGTTTCTCTGTCATGAACCTTTTCAATTGATTTGAAATTATATCCTCGGACAAAGGATTTTTCCTGCATTGTCTTAAATTTTTCTTTTTTATTTGGTTTTGTGAAAGGATTAAACGGCAATCTTATATTCTTTACAATATACGCCTTCGATCCTTCTTTCTTTTCTCCAGTGGCCAACACGGTATAAGTCGGGATTTTTTCTGCAAATCCGCTGTTGCCCCCCAATGAGAAAATAAGCTCTCTTATCTGCTCCGCAAGTTTTCTGTTTCCGGTTGCGTATTCGGCCCGGCCTTGATTATCACAAGTTCCGTCACTGTCCATGAGTCCCTGCAAAAGTGCTGTCCTATCTTTTGTGGATGCCCGCATGTAGATTTCAGGTATTTCTTTTTGTGACCAGTTTTTATAAAGCAAGTTTAAAGAATACAGCTTATCTTCTATATCCTTCCCGAACACCATCGTGATCCCGTCTTTATAACCATATTTGGAGTTATCTTTGATTTCAAATTTAGCTGTTCCTAATATGGATTGAAGTTTATTAATGATGGCGGGATTGCTATTGGCAATTTTTGCTTTGCCTTCAGTTAGACATCCGTCTCCGATAAACATACCGGCAGCATAAGAATCCATTGGAAGTTCCGGAGGATTGTCATATTCCACAGGCGATGTGATCTTTGCACATTTATATTTTGAATAGTCTTTTTCTAAAAGTTCTTTTGTCGTTAGGACTTCTTCAATATCTGACCCTGTGCGGAACGCCGACCATCTGTGATTTTCATCGGCTACGATCGTACGACCGTCGGAAAACGTGATCTGATAACAGGGCCTGACACCCTGGGGGAAGACCCCGGTGACTTCTGATCTGTGGCCTTTGGGGTCCGTTATCTGATCTCCCACCTCAAGTTCTTGTATTTCTACAAAACCCTTGTCGGGAGTTAAAACTTTAGTGTCTAAAGGAAGCCCGTTCCCTTCTATGGTAGTTACGGAATATGAACCATTTCTTTGTTCTACTATACCGACATGACATGCTTTTGTTTTGGATGCAAAGAATATAATGTCTCCCGGTTGCGGTTTGGCTTCTGCCGATAACCACCAGCCTTTTTTCTTAAAGTAGTTCACATGATAAGGACAATATGCATATTTGCCTACAACATTCGATGCGCCTATTTGATTTGCACACCAAGACACGAACATATCGCAATTATGTACAACAAACCCATTCGCTATAAATGTATGTGTATTTTCTACTTGGAGATTGTAAACGGTTGTTGATTCCTGAATTGCAGCGACTTCTTCTATTAAGACCCAATAATGATCTGTATTAACAGATAGCTTATTCATAGGATCATTATTAATTAGTGCTACCTTATCACCTTTTTTTAAGTTGCCAGCTTCTATAAATGCGGGTTTATTATAGTAGCCGTTATCAAGTTTTGTTTTGGCATAAAATGGATGCTCTTTTGTAGCAAGTGTCGACAAAGTACCGTTAACCCGTATTTTAACTAATTCTGATACAGCATGCTTACTAACATTAGAAACTTTCTGTGCATCCCCATTTTTATCGATAACTGTATCTTCTTGAATTAAATTTTCAATGTTTTTATATCCGGTGGGTGTTAAAACTTTAACACCTGCTGGGAAGCACCACGGGCCGATCAAACCATACCATTTTGAGTATCTAACCCGATTAGAGCCTGCGGGGCTTTCCTTAACCCCTATCTGTGATTGTGCTTTATGAAGTAAATCAAGACCGCTTGCCATGATTATTCCTCGGTTCTGGTTTGTCTTTTAATTTGATCTACCGCTTCTTGCGATATGTTGTCATCCGCCACCGCATCGTCTACAGATGTTAAAGAATCTGTAATCATATTATTGACTAATGTTGCTTCTACACTTGTAGGTGTGTCTTTCTGTAAAGAGACCGAGCTGTCGCTAACGCCCGGAGTGGTAGGATCAACAACAATGCCCAAAGCAACCAATATATTGATGATTAAGCCTAACGCATTTGTAACAGATTCTTGTGAAATTGACGGCACAACACCAAGTAACCCCAATATCTGATACACAAACGCAGTGCATGCCGCGGCAATCGCCAATAATGTTGCTTTGTTCTTGAATCTCAATTTTAAATTAATCATTTTCTTTGTGTTTTCCTTTCTTAAATCTGCGTAAGTAGTTTCTGCATCTGAAATAAACGGCCATTATCTAAACCAAAACAATATTCAGGGGCAAGAGAATGTTCTTTGTTCCTTATTATTTATTTGTCCCGTACAGATAATCATGCAGGCGTTTTTTTGACGTTGTCAGGTCGTTTATGTTATTGCCATCGAGAGCATGCGACAAAAGCGCTAAAATCGCCTCTTGTGTCACGCGGCTTCCTTCTTCCAGTTCATTGAAACGTTTTTTGTCTTTTGTTAAATATTCGCCATATCGAATTAACGTGCGTTCGCTCTCGGAAATTCTCTGCTCATGTTCGTTAAGTATTTTGTCTTGCAAAGAATTTGGCTCCTTCAATTTTACTCTCCATTGGAGAACCCAATTAAAAGCGGTCGATACAGTCACAAAAACAGTGCAAACAATCAGCAGCCAAATAATTGACGGCGGCAAGGCGTCAAGCATTAACTTTTCCATCTTGTTTCATCATTTTTTGAATTTCAATGTTTTCAATTTCCGCTCTTTTTTTGAGGATGTCGAGATACAAACCCATATAAACGGCTTGCGTTCTTAAAATATCGACAGGACAAGCAAGTTCAAAGTCGAGCGTTCCAGTATCGTGCTTGGAAATGGTATTTTCGAGTTTGCTTTTTCTGGTTTTAAGCTGTTCATACTCGGCGATAAAACGGTCTTTGTAATCTTCGCTTTGCATCGCCTTAATGGTGTCTTTCAATTCCATGTTTTACTCCTTTTCGCCTTTTTGATCGGCATCCAATCTCTTTTTAACATTGTCTCGCCAGTGCCGGGGAACATCATCAATGGTCATTAGCCCCGCTTTGATTCGTTTATAAAATATTATGACCATATTATTTAGCACCACCTTCCAATTCTATGATTCTTTGCTCGAGAGATGCGATATATTCTGATAATTCAGATACACCGTCGCTTAAATCTTCGTTTGTCGGGGCCAAGGCTCGCTTAGCATCTTCTTCTTCTACTTCTTTCTTCGCTTTGAGTTCTTCATCGCTATATGGGATAAAGCGTTGTATGGTTTCATATTCGTCCCATTCAGGCTTCGCTTCAACAGGTTCGACGTCCCAAACCCTCTTGACGTCTTTTCCGCCGTTTTCGTATTCGTGTATGGTTTCGTAATGAAACTCCCCTTCAGCTCCTTCTATTGCGTCGTGATGTTTAACGACGATTTTTTCTTCTGTCAAATATCCGATTGAAGTATCGATGGATTCAGACGATAATTCTTCTCCGTTTTGGTTTAATATTCTCATTTAATCTCCTTTCTTGAAACGCCCGATCACAGCCACGGCGCGAAAGATGCATCTGGCGCCGGCTCCGCCAACAACAATCTTCAACTCTGTTGCGCTATTTACATATGGAGACGGACGGATCAAGCGGTTCTTCGCCAAATATATACAGCATAGTACGGAGGCATGTTGTTGTGAGGGCTGTTTCCGCCGGTTTCCAGTGTGGTTTGCGAATTATTAATGTCACTCCATTTATATCCATGTGCCCCGCTGGAATCCGGGTCAGCGTCTTGCCGCGATGAGCCATATTTATGGCTATGTGATGGCATTTCATCAACTGTCAATGTATGCTCGGCTTCGCCACCTCTGTTGCCAACAGGATAGTTTGTACTTGCCCCGAGCAAAAATCGACCTTCAATTTTCTCCCAGCTTCCGCCGAAGATCGACGCCGGGGAGACGGAGATCGTTGTTATATAAATTGCGCCGACGGGATAAACGGTTTGCGAGTCGAGAATGATGCGCGAATAAAAAACGCCGTCTTGTGTGCCAAAAACAAGCGAATGATACGCGTCATCAATGCCGGCCCTTGCATATCCGTATCGCATTTCAAATTCGCAATTGTAGGGGTATCCCGCATCGGTTTGCGTAGTGTCTGGATAAACGTAACCTACAAAATATCCTCTTGTGTTTCGACTCCAAGGGACGATTATTACTTTTTTTGAAACATTCGACACATTGCTAAATAGTGAACGCAAAAATTCTTTACACAATTCAATATCGGTCAATGAAGTTGACGACGCCACGAATTCACTATAGCCATACGTTATGTCCGTTTTGAGTGTTTTTAACGACGCATCGAGAGAGTTAAACTTTGAATTGGCATCTGTTTTCACGCTGTTGATTGATGCGTCAATAGTGTTTTTGGCCGAAGCGATTTTACTATCCGTGACTTCACCAACGCTGTCTTTAATCGTTTTGTACATGACCGAGCGAGTGCCTTCCGCCGTGCTGTCAACGATAAAACGATCAGCATCAACAAGCGTGCTGTCGAGATTTAAGTCTTTTGGCCTTATCGTAGTATCTGGCATATCTTATCCTTTCGTTAGAATCAAACAAATTTAACGTCAAATAGTGCTTTAATGGCCACAGGGCTATTATTTGTCCCACCAAAGCCCTGGCCATTGGTTTTGTAAATGGAAACTGGAATACATGTCATTCCGGAAAATGATATATTGTCGTCGTTTTGGAGCGACACGGCAATGCCGCTGGCGCTTGAATTGTTAGCGCTCCCATGTAAATAATTGCCGTTTTGCCTGATTTGTAAGACAGAAATTGTTATTTGAATGTCGCGCACTTCCGGATTGATCATTTTGTTTAACGGCAAACAAACTTGCACCCAGCGATTCACATTTGTCATTTGTGCGCCGCCCAAAAAAGTGATTTGCGCGGTATGGTCGGGCATATACATGACCGGACTTCCGCCAACATAAATATAGTTACCAAGGAGGTAGAGCGGTTGTTCCGAATTGCCAATCTTGATAGAACCAGCAACAGTTTTGGCGATTTGCGAGAATTCGTCATAATATTTTTTGGTTTGCTGGCAATACCACTTCGCATTGTCGTCGTTGCTCGACGGCGGCGTTAAATCGTCGGACCCAACAGCATATCGTTGCGCCAACTTTGCATAATCAGCGGCTTCGTTCATTGCGAAATTGGCGTTCGCTTCGTAATTTTGAAGAGACGTGATCGAACCGTCCATTGAAACAACACGATCATCCAGCTCATTTACCGCCTTGTCAAGCTTGTTCATATTATGCTCGTTTAGCGGCGTTTCTTGTTTTGGCGCGTTCTTCCAATTGATGCGCGTGTAAATTTTGTTCATTCAATCACCTTAATTTTCAATATATCCATTAACACGAGCAATCGCTTTGCCCATCCCCATTTGATAGAAAAAATTTTTGTGAGAGTTCATATACGCGTCACCACCTGTGTCAAGTTCGTCTTTGAAATTATATGGAGCCGGCGGCGTTAGTGTGCCGGAATCAACGGCAATGATGGCGCTCCCGTTTTTTGCGTTTATGTTATTTGCGATGTTTTTCGTCTTATAATGATAAAGCTTTTTATTGGAGTTTACATTCGTTGGAGTTACGGAAGTTGAACCGTTTGACCAAACGTTATTGATGTGTTTTATGTTTGAAGAATGCCCCGAAAATTGATATGACATATAAGAACGACTGATGTTTGGAGCGAGATCTGTAACTACGCCAAGTTTTATATCACGTGGATAGCCATATCCAGATATATTGACACCTTTTCGGCTCACAAGCTTTATCGGGACTACAAATAGATCAACAATAACGCTTTTAATTATAAAGTTTTTAGGAAAAAACAAGTTTATATAAATTGGCGTTTTGTAAAGGATGGCTTTGGTTTTATTTGGCAACGGGGCGTTAATATATCCCGATGAATACCCAAAAATCGAATAACCAAGCGTCATTCTTTGATCGACGGTTATTTTAATCCCAACTCCTTTGCTCATTCCGAGGGTCGAAGAAATTTGCGCTAAATTTTGGTATTCAAAAGACGCAAACAACTTGTTCCCGCTCACAACTTTTCCGCCGCCATCAAAAATTATGTCTCCGGAAATAATCGCATTGTTTGAAGTCATGTTGCCCGAGGTGTCAACGGAAAAGCCGCCGTTGATTGTTGTGTATCCGGTTAATGTTATCTTGCTTGCGTTAATTGATATTGTTTCTGGCGATTGTTGTATCGCCGAAATAACCTTGTCAGAATCGACAAGCTTTGAAACGGAAGTTTTAAAGCCATTTGATGTTTGCTCGAATGAAGAGATTGTATTATCGCCGACAGAAAGGTTTGCTATAAAACCATCAAAAGATTCTCCGATATATTTTTGCTTTTCGACGTTCTCTTTTATTTGCCGGCCGCTCCCGCTTTCTTGCTTATCTTCCGAGAAATAGGTTTCAGAATCAAATTCATCAGACAGATTGCATATCCCTGAAAGCTTTCGCGATAAAATCGGCGCAACACAAGTTATGCCTTGCGCGCTGTATGAAACGACGTCGCCCAGTTCAAGCCAAGGCATGCCAAGGCATTCACATTTACATGGTATATATGTCGGGAAGTTTAGTGCCGCGCTCTGGAGACCGGAAAAGATGCTTTCAATATCGCCATTTGATTTCTGATAAATTGAAATGTTATTTAATACTTTATAACAAGTTCCGCTACCAAATGAAACGGTGGACGTTTCACTTTCTCCATCTGCATTCTTTTGTGTGATGTCAGCTGATATCATACTAATATATGGCGCAATGAAACCTTTTGTTGAAAGTCCGTTTTGCTTTATATAATCGGAAGAAATTTTATATTTATAATAGAGATTTACGGTTTCGCCACCGATCGTTATTCGTTCGGCCGAATCAAGGCCGCGATAAGTTACGATTAAACTGTTGAAATCGCCGTTTCTGTCTATTGTTCCAAAACACCCATTTATTTCACAGATAGATTCTAACAGCCCGGAACCGGTGAGAGAAAAGCGAGACGCCGTGTCTCTTGTGATCAAGACGTCGTCATTTATCATTTTTGAAGCTTCTGTTTTGTCTGAAACGCCAAAAGTATTTAAAAAAGAGCGCCTGATCTCCCCGATAGAAGCAGGAAGGGCCAATGAATCAAAAAAACCACTTACATATTGATCGTTTGCATTCGAAATCTCATGCATTTTATCATATGCCGTGATTTTATAATAACCCCCATCCCTTTCAACCGTTACTGATTGAACATAAAATTTCCCGAGCGATATTGCATAGCTATTTTCGGCTTTCAAAACAATCCCATTGTTTGTTGATAATTTGGCATCAGATGAAGCCACGAGCGTTCTAATATCGTTGAAATTATTAACGATGAACACGATTAATTCGTCGCCAATTGAAATGCTGTTTGTTAAACAGGAAAACGAAATTTGGCGAGAGCTACAACACCCGAATCTAAATGTTTCTGTTCCAAATAAAGATTCATTGAGTTCAAATGTTTCTTGTAAAATGTTTTCGTTATCAATTATTAACTCGTCTCGGCTGATAACAACCCTATTGTTCCTCGACGCCAAAAAACTATTCTTTGCAATTTCTGAAATTTCAATCATAACAAATTAACCAAAATACGAATCACTAATCGACTGATAGCCATATATATTTAAAAACGCTTTGCCGAGCCCGGTTACTTTTTGAAGATTTGTTGAGTTATTGACGCTTACCCAGCCGGGGATTGAAACGTTCGACCTTACACACAGGGCAACGTGCTCATTTTTGTGGTTGTTTAAAACCGGTGCAATATCGACGCTTTGTTTTTCTCCGCTACCGCCGTTCAATGTCCAATAATCGCCGCCGCCATCCCAACATTTGCTTATTCTTGAAATGCTTTTATCCCGTTCATAAGATGTTGTTGCCGGATTCCAATAGCTGTCTTCTGCTTCTGGATAAGGATCATTTAAAATGCCTATATATAAATTTGTGGGATGACCATAGCCTTTATAATTCCCATCTTGCGTAAAATTATAGTTATCCACCCAATGGATTGTGGTGGCATATAGAGTTAAAAACGCCGAATAGACCTCGAAATCATCCGGTATAAAAAACGGAATAACAAGCGTTTGATAGTCATATGTATCATGCGCAGATGAAGTCCCAGTGTTGTTTACAGAAAACCCAAGTGGAGCAAAGCCAAGGAAATCCGGCCCGTTAAAAGCATAATTTTGGTAGGTTCTGTTTACAATCATACCACTCCCGCCGATGATTTTGCCGCCGTTTGGCATATATATATCGCCGTTGATCGTGGCGTTTTTGGCGGTCATGTTCCCTTCTTCGTCGATCGAGAAACCTTCGTTGATAGTCGTATAGCCTTCGAGTTTTATCTTGCTCGCTTCGATTGATATTTCTTCGGCTGACTGGTTGATTTTTGAAATAATTTCGTCTTTGCCAACCTTTTTACTAACTGTTGACGAAATGCCATCTAATGTTTGCTTGAGTTCGCTCGAACGCCCGTCAAGGTCGGTTATTGTCGATGAGATTTCATCAACTGTTTGTACGAATTTTGCGGTTCGTGATTTGAGTTGCGTCAGCTGATTTGATGTTCCGTTGGCGGCCTCGGACTGTAGTTCGCCGCCTTTGGCTTCAAATTTGTCCCTAAGCGCCGATATTCCGGAAAGCGTCCTGTGGAAACACGGTATCTCATCGGCCATTTCGGCGCTATAGATATCCAAGTTATCGCCAAGCTCCACCCACGGCCGACCTTTTGTTTCGAAAGATGCCGGCCTATATGTTGAGTTACGCGCCATTCCCAAGAAGTTATTTACAATGGTATGATAGGCATCCCCGCTTTTCCCGTATGTCAAGAAATTGCCGGTTACAATATAAGCGTTTTCCGTTTCGACGTTGAATAATGTTGCTTTTTCGCCCAAATCGTCATCCGATTCTCTGAAAATAACAGTATTAATCATTGGCCGCGTGTAATCTTCATAAGAAAGTGTACCAGAAACAATATCATCGTCTGTGAAAAATTCGGTTGGTGCCGAAGCACTGCCATCTGAAGGATATAAGTCATCGTTTGGATATAAATCGTCCGACGGATATAATGCATCTTGCTTATAACTTACAACATACTTCCAAACTCCGTTCGCATCGACAATCCCAAAACAAGCGTTAACCTCACAAATGGCTTCTGCAATTGTTTTCGCCGTGAGCGTTCCGGCCGTGGCCGCTACTGTTTTCTCAACGGTCATATCGTCGTTAATCAGATGCGTTTCATGTTGCTTAAACCCGAGTTTATCCATAAAAGCATCTCTGAATCGCCTAAGCGACATTGGAAATTTTAGGCTTTCGTACCATTCGGACATATCGATGCTGTTTACAACATAGTATTTGTCATATGCAACAATGGATTTATACTTGCGGTCATCCGTCAGCTCTTCCGAATCAACGCAGAAATTTCCGAGTGGGATAATTCCATCCCCGAATTGATTCTCGCCTGTTAAGAAACGGTGCCCGGCATCATCAGTGAGATATTTTTGCGCATCAGTTATTAGTTCTGAATCGTTAAACGTGTCTGAAATGCCGATGTAGGCGCGAAACCATCTGCCTTTGTAGCTCGTTACGGTATCTGTCAGTTTGACTTTGAACGACGCCGCGCTACATTTCCCGTATTCAAGTTGATCGGAATCGCAAATCGTCTGTTCAAGCTCCATTGATTCCTGAACGATCAGGTCGTTTTGAACAACCGTTCCGTCCTCAAAAGCGAGAGACAGTTTTCGCGTGCCAGAACCTAAATATTTTTCTTTTATATCGTCAGTTACGTTTAGCAAACAACCACCACCTCTCTTAATCTTGATCTATCATACATTTCTTTGTGATGTTTTTCAATAGCGCCCTTAGTATCTGATGGGTTCACCATATCCGATAAACTCAAAGTCGCAAGCATCGTAAAAAAGTCTTTTTCTTTCAACCCTCATAATGCTCGGCTCATAATCCGGGACGTAAAACGCACCTGTTCGGTAATCGTCGACTTCCGGATTATAATATGTTATGTTCAGCTTTCTTTCGGGTATCGAGATAAAGGCCTTGCGAATAATTTTCATCATCGTTGCCCAATCGGAATTCCACATTGGTTTCGATTGAAATTTGATTGTCGTCGATGCCAAACTAAGGGCATTTCTTATCAACGCGCCATTCGCATTTCTAAAAGAATCCAAGTCGAGTCGTTGATATGGCGTCACCTTATAGCTTGAGATAAAAATATATTTGAGCGGGAAATTATTCCCGCCCATTGACAGTAACGTTCCGTTAAAAGCCATTTATTCACCATCCATTAAGTCTCGAACGCGCCACGGCCATTTCGTTTAAAATAAGCCCTATTTTCGCCTTTTACAGCGTCAAATATTTCTCGCGGCGAAATACTAAGCTCTTTTGATAAAAGCTGTTTTAACAGGTCGTTTTGTTGGCGTAACAGTACAGCTTGCTCCGTGCCGGTATCAATAACGGCCGAGCGGATTCCTGTGATTTCTTTGTTGGACGCAACGCCAGTTTTCCCGTTGATATTACCAACCATTTCGGCACCAGCTTCACCAGCAATAAACGGCGTACCTTCTTTCGGAAAACCACCTTTTTTGTAGTAGCCCCAGCTCATGCTGATATGTGGTATCGATGGCGGGTCAAGCGAAAAACTACCAGACATTTTGAACTTGGGAAGCTTGATTCTCGGGAATCCCAAGCTACCGCTCAACTTACTCCGAATCCAGTCCATTGCGCCGCCAACAGCCCTTCTGGCCGCTCCAAACGCGCTTTGCGCTTTAGACGCAACCGCGCCAAACGCACTTGAAACGGAATTTGGCTTAATTGACGCCATTTTAGACTTGATCCATTCAACCGGAGCGCCAATAACATTTTTGATACCGCCCCAAACGCTTGACGCCGTTCCTTTGATCGAATTCCAAACGCCAGATAAGAAATCGCGTGCCGCACCGAACTTGCTTGAAATAAAGTTATAGATGCCACCGACCACGTTTGTGAACACGCCTTTGATTGCATTCCAAACGCTTGACGCGACACCTTTGATTGTGTTCCACACGGTTGTCAAAACGCCTGTAATGCCATTCCAGACCGTTGAAAACACGGATTTTATACCGCCCAAAACAGTCGAAAAGAACCCAGATATACCGCCCCAGACCGCTTTGGCCACGCCAGATATAACGTTCCAAACGGTTGTAAGAACAGTTTTTATGCCTTCCCAAGCGGCTGTAAACACCGTCTTTACAATATCCCAACATGTCGTGAAAAAGCCGGTTATTGCACCCCATGCGGCTTCTATACCACCTTTGAGCGCTTCAACGAATTGTCCGCCGATTTCCTTAACTTTTTCCCAAAGTCCGGCAAACCAAGCTTTGATTTTGTCCCAGTTTTTAACCAAAAGAACGATAACAACCACGGCTATTGCGGCAATCGCAATGGCTAATATGCCCATAGGCCCTAACATTGCCGCCATTTCCGCAAGGCCGCTTCCGAGCGTTGTGACTGCTGTTTTTATAATCCCGCCAATGCCTTTAAAGGCCATGCCGAGTGTGCTCCCAACGCCTGATGCCGAAATCAAAAAATCAGAAAACCCCGAAACAGCGCCGCTGGCAAATTGCGTGAGCTTTATAGCGCCGATGCCAATCGCTACCGCTTTAAATCCGGCCGCAACAACTTTTGGATCGAGCTTTGCGAAAAAGTTGACAATCCCATTCAGAAAGGCTTTGAACGGTTTAGAATCGACAAATTGCATGACCGCTTTGGCAAGGCCGAGAATGCCTAGGCCGATGCCGGTTAGGATGTTGGACACTGCTTTTGTCACAGCCGGATTCGACATGAACTCTTCAAAATCCTTGCAGAATTTTGTGAACTCTTTCGACGTTGTAAATTTTGACAGGGCGCGAGCCATATTAACAATAAAGTCAATGATCCCTTGTTCGATGTGCGTTCCAAGCTGACCAAACCCCTTTGTGATGTTGTTAATATTTCCTTGTAATACGCTCCAATGTGTCCCTTTGGATACGTTGGTCAACCCCTTATTGAGAGACGGCAGGCCTTGGCTTATCAACCAGTCAATATTATGCTGGATAATGTTCTTATAAACAGATTCAAACGCATAACCAACCGTGTCGGCGGCGCCGCCCTGTTTCCCAAGCTCTGTCGTTAATTGCCCAAACGTTGTCAGGAGAGGCCCGAAATCGACCTTTGAGGTCCAGTCTTGAAAGGCCATTGTACAACTATTGAGGTGTTCTGCCAATCGCAATGCGATATTGCGTAATCCTTCAAGTATCTTTTGGCCCGTTCCGGCGTGCATCCATGCGGCGTCAAAAGCCCCAGCCAAATTACCAATGCCGTATTCAACATTACCCAGTGATTTGAGGATGTTGTCAAATATAAGTTGCGTTTCTTTCTGCTTCCAAACAGTTAAGAATGTGCTCCCCATATCGACGGCCAGCTTCCCGATTTGTCCGACCATATACTTAAACCCGCTGATAACGTATTTGCTGTTGGCTTCCCAAGCCTTTTTCATCGGGTCGAACAGCTCGGACATGATCTTCTTCACTTTATCGGCAAAAGCTTCGATTTCTGGCGATATTTTTTTTTCGGACCATTCATAGCCACCGCCGGCTCCGCCACCGCCGCCGGCTCCTCCGCCGCCGCCACCGCCACCTGTGGATTTTTCAGATGTTGTAAGATTGTTTAGGCGGTCAAACCCAGCGAGCTCTTTATTAAGTTCTTTTACGTTCTTGGCTGTGCTCTTAGCGGCCGAACCGGTATTTGCAACTCCGGAACTAACGCCGCCGATTGATTTCTTGGCAACGGCGTAAACCCTATGCCCGGTCAATGCCGAGAAGAACTGGTTGATAACGTTAATTGCAGACACGAGCTTAGACACGAGCGCATCTATGATTGGCGCAACGGCTGTTATAAGTGGGGCAAAAGCCGCGACGATAGAACCGCCGAGATAGCGCAAGTTGGCTGATATGCTTTGCATTGCCGAACCGAACGCGACACCAGTGCTCCCGGAAAAGTTTTGAAGCGATTGTTGCGCCGCGTTTATTTGGCCTATAATCGCCGTGAAGCCTTTCCGGACCACCATGAACATGCCAGTTTTTACGACGCGAGCGGCCAGCGCTTTAAACGAACTACCAAAATTCGCAAGCGCGGCCTTTGCAGAGGAAATCGGCGCCGCTATTTTGGCGGCCTTTCCCTTTATCGCATCAAAAGCCATTGACAGCGGCTTTACCGAAATCTTGCCAAGTGCATCTCCGAACTGTCCCAAACGAGCAGACGTTTTTTGCAAGGAATCAGCCATGATTTTAAGAGTTGCAATGCGTTCAAGCATGCTCTTAGGTTCCGGCGCCATTTTTTTGTCGTCTTTCGGTTCTTCCGGTTCAACGTCTTTCTTTGGGGCAGGGATATTGCCAACGTTTTTTCCGATTGACGATAGCTTTTTGACTGTTTTCGTTGCGTTCTTCGACAGCCCGTCAAGCGACGAATTGGCATCTGAAAATGCCGACGTCATATTTTGAGACAAGTTCGCAATAACAACCGAAAGATCGGTTAACGTAGATTCTATTTTTGAGAGGGAATCAACAATCTTATCAAGCTGTGATGCCGCGTTTCCGGCAGAAGCGGAAATCTCAAGAGAAATATCAGCGGCCATCCATCATTCCCCCTTTCTTTATTTTATTTTTTCGCACGGGAATCATTAAATTTCTTTTCCATTGTTTGAAGTTTTCCGAGGAACCGCTTTCGGTATTCTTCTTTCTTTTCTTCCGGCCAATCAGAGGCGTCTTCATACTTGCTCCCGCCATTTGCCTGAAGCTTAAGAATCGGTGCTTCAAAGTACTTTGTCGTTGACTTTCGCCCGCTAAATGCCTGATCGAGAGCCACCTGCAAAGCTCTAAGCGTATACATACCGTTGACCCACGCTTCCGTGTCGCGCTCTCGCTGTAATTCCCTGCTTGCGTTTACATATATTTTAAATTTACGAGGTGTAAGTTCCCAAAACGTTTGTTCCGGTATCCCGCACACAAGCGCTGTTTCCAAAAGATTATCCTCGATGAAGCGTTTTATTCCATGCGCTCTTTCTTCATCAACGCCTCTTTTGCTTTCCTTTTCGCTTATTTTTACTTCGTTTTGGTCGTTTCCGTTTCCTGTTTCTGGAACGCTTGAAAAAAACCGCTGTTTTCAACCGCCTTCTCAATCGCGTTCGAAACAGCATCAAGGTTGCCGGTTTTCACAACGTGCGCCTCAATCTCTTTCCCGGCTTCTTCCGGCTCGATATCGCCACAATACGCGATGTATCCGCGAATGAACGAGAACGCTTTCGCCTGAACGTCGGACATAGAAACGCCAAAATCTTCTAATCGGCACAGGGCATTATAAGTGAGCTCTTTTGCTTTGTATTCTTTTCCATTAACAGTAAATGTATTCGCCATCTTTTTATCCTCTCAATTCTATTATAAAAACAAAAGGCGGGCGGGTAATAGCCGCACCGCCATTCAATCCGTTTGTTTAAGCCGCCGCGGGGTCGGGTTTTGGTACAAGCCCCCTGTA